ATAGACAAGTATACATAGACCAAGGACAGTCACTTAATCTGTTCTTTAGACCAGATGTTAATATTAAGTATCTCCATGCCATACACTTTATGGCCTGGAAAAAAGGTTTGAAAACTTTGTACTACTGCCGTTCTGAAAAGATTGGCAAAGCTGATAAAGTTTCAAAGAAAATTGAGCGACAAGTAATCAAAGAAATTGATATGACACAAATTGCTCAAGGAAATGATTGTATAGCTTGTGAAGGATAAAAAAATGAAAAGAGTATTAAGATTTACAGCTGAATGGTGTGCTCCTTGTAAAACAATGGCAACTATGTTGGACGAAATTAATTGTGGTATTCCAATTGAAGTTATAGATATAGATAAATCAATTGAAACTTCAATGGAATTTGGTATTAGGTCTGTTCCAACTTTAGTAATGATGGATGGAAACATTCAAATGAAAAGGATGACCGGCATGAAAAAGAAAAGTGATTTGGAAACCTGGTTGAAAACTTAAATGAAACCAACTATTGCTGTATTCGTACATCAACCATATTGTTCTATACAGTCGGATAATGGAATAATCAAAGCGTTATCTCCAAAATATAACTTCAAAATTTTCACTAAACATGAATTAGAAGATAATTTTTTTGATGATGTTGATTGTATTGCAATACCTGGCGGCATCGGCGATGCTAGTAAATTTGATATGTGTTTTTCTGCTAACGGTGAACGCATAAAAAAGTTTATTGCTGACGGCGGCAAGTATCTCGGTATTTGCATGGGTGCTTATTGGGCTGGTCGAGAATATTTAAATATATTAGAAGATGTTGATGCAGTACAATATATAAAACAACCAAATACTTGTACTCACAGACCACATGCAAAAAACCTGTCGGTCATATGGAACAATCAACCTGAAAAAATGTTTTTCTATGATGGATGTGCATTAGTTGGAGACAACAATAAATTTGAAACTATTGCAACATATTGCAATGGAGATGCAATGGCTATCATTCAACGTAACATTGGGATAATCGGTTGTCATCCAGAGAGTGAGATACACTGGTATAACTCTTACAGTTGGATGAAAGGTTTATATCATAACGGTAAGCATCACAAATTGTTGCTAGATTTTGTAGATAAATTAATGAAAAAATAGGACGGATATGATAAAGAAAACAAAACAGGACGTTACACAAGAACGTACATATTTTAAACCATTCAATTATGCATGGGCTTATGATGCATGGTTAAAACATGAACAAAGTCATTGGTTACATACAGAAGTTCCAATGATGGAAGACACCAAAGATTGGAAGAAAAAACTTACAGTTGAAGAAAAGAAATTCTTAACTCATATATTCCGTTTCTTTACACAAGGTGATATTGACGTTGCTGGTGGTTATGTTAATAACTATCTACCAAATTTTCCTCAACCTGAAATACGGATGATGTTGATGGGCTTTGCTGCTCGTGAAGCCTTACACGTTGCGGCTTATTCACACTTGATTGAAACTTTAGGATTACCTGAAACAACATATAATGAATTTTCCGAGTATGCTGAAATGCGTGAGAAACATGACTATGTTATGGATATTTCCAAACAAGTTAGTTCCAAATCAAACACCGCAACACAAATTGCTGTATTCTCTGCATTCACAGAAGGCATGCAATTATTTTCATCATTCATCATGTTATTGAATTTTCCAAGACAGGGTAAAATGAAAGGTATGGGCCAGATTGTTACGTGGTCGATTGTCGATGAAACACAACATGCTGAAAACATGATTAAGTTATTCCGCACATACATAGGTGAAAATCCAGAAATCTGGAACGATGAGCTTAAATCTCGTATATACACCATCGCAGAAAAGATGGTGGAACTTGAAGATAAGTTTATTGACCTAGCTTTCAATTTAGGTGGCATGGAAGGTTTGTCTGCTGAAGATGTGAAGAAATATATTCGTTACATTGCTGACCGTAGATTAATTTCTTTGAGCTTAAAGGGTATTTTTAAAGTTAAGAAAAACCCACTACCATGGGTTGAAGAAATGATTAATGCACCAACGCATACAAATTTCTTTGAGAATCGGGCAACTGATTATGCAAAGGGAGCTTTGTCTGGTGATTGGGGTGATGTTTGGGCTAATTAATAACAATAACGGGAGTTAGTAATGAAAAATAAAATAGTATCAGGTGAATGTTTAAGTTGTGAATCAACATATGAAGTTGAATATTATGAAGAACTAACCTCACAAGAAATGCCAGAATTCTGTCCATTTTGTGGTGAACCCATCGAAGAATTATCCGAAGAATATATAGAGGATAATGACCTTGATGAAGATGACTTAAAATGGGAATAAACTGGATATACAATAACTTAAATTTCACAGAAGATTTAATTGGAGATAGTTACGGGTTTGTTTATATGATAACAAACCTAGAGACAGGTAAAAAATATATTGGTAAGAAACTTTTTTACTTCTCCAAGACAAGACAAGTTAAAGGCAAAAAGAAAAAATTCAAAGTGGTTAGTGACTGGCCAACTTACTATGGAAGTAGTGAAGAATTACAAAAAGATGTTGTTCTCTATGGAAAAGAAAAATTCAAAAGAGAAATAATGCATCTTTGTAAATCAAAAGGCGAATGTAGTTATCTTGAAGCAAAAGAACAATTTGCACACAATGTTATGGAAGGTGATGAATATTACAACAACTGGATTATGGTTAGAGTAAGAAAATCACATATCAAGGATTACAATGCTAGAATACTTAAAACAATTTGAAAATGAAAATTATGACACGTTTATGTTTCTTCCCGGAGAAAAAGAAGATGATGTGCATATAGAACTAAATGAATTGAAGGAAAAAGGAAAAAAACTTGGCGGTTCAAATTTAGGCGATTGTTATGATATTATCATTTTCAAAGATAAAGACGGTGATGTTGACAAGTTGGAAAGATTTGACGCAATTTTAATTGAACCATTGGAATATATCTCAGTGTTAATTCCTTTGGATTTTTATGGTGTTTTTTGCAAAAAAACAACAACATCTGGTAAACTTATGGATGGAATATTTGACAAATTTCACCAAGTGTGATAATATAGAGTTTTACAACTACTGGATTTATAATGATTCTCGTTGACCTTAACCAGGTTTTGTTAGCAGGTTTGATGGCACAAATATCAAACCAAAAAGGAATTAAGTTGGAGGAAAACTTAGTCCGACACATGGTATTAAACATTCTTAGGATGCACCTAAAGACGTTCCGCAACGAATACGGAGAAGTTGTACTCTGTTGTGACAACCGTAAATATTGGCGCAAGGAATTCTTTCCATTCTACAAGGCAGGTCGTAAAGCAACTCGTGAAAAGTCTGCATTAGATTGGCATCTGATTTTTGAATTGTTGACTAAATTCAAAGAAGAATTAAAAGAAAACTTCCCATATAAAGTTATCGATGTTGAAGGTGCAGAAGCTGATGACATTATTGGTACACTTGCACCAAGATTTGTTGCTCACCAAAAAATATTAATACTTTCCAGTGACGGAGATTTTCTACAATTACAGCGTTATGGTGCAAACATCAAGCAATACAATCCTGTACAAAAGAAATATATCAAATCTGAGAACCCATCAAATGAACTCAAAGAGAAAATTATAAAAGGTGATAAAGGTGATGGAATACCTAATGTTCTTTCACCATCTGATTGTTTTGTCCGAGGAGTTAGGCAAACCACAATCAATAAGAACAAACTTGATAAATTGATGAGTCAACATTACGGGGAATGGGAAGATGAAAATGCACGTATAGGATTCTCAAGGAACCAAACACTAATTGATTTGATGTTAATCCCAGGTGATATCAAAGAGAAAATCATAAATACTTATGATGAAACTAAGCCTGCATCTAAACAAAAGATGTTTAACTATTTTATTCAATATAAACTGAAAAATTTAATGGAAGTAATTGAGGAATTTTAATGAAAAATATATATGAAGTATTTGACGAATTTGAAACTGCTAAAACAAAGCAACAACGAATGGACATTATTGGAAAAAATCTTTCCAAGGTTCTAACCGAAGTATTACAACTAGGTTTTCATCCACAACCAAAATGGTATTTCGATGAAGTTCCTGAAGGTTATGTAATAAAAGATGTTCCCGCAGGAATGAGTTATGCAAAACTA